AATTAAATGGACCTCAGACGGATGAAGAGGTTGCTGAATTGTGGGAGTGGCGGCAGAAACTTTTGGGTTTCCAAGTCATAACTGGCGCTGGGTTTAGATCCATGCTTCCCAAAGATGAACAGCATATGACTATTAAAGAAAGAGGCGACAAGGCTTACGCTGAGGCGAAAGCGTCTGGTCGCAATATTGAACCTGTTGGAGCGCGGTGGGTGTAATGGCTCGTAAAACCCGTAAAGAAAAATATGAATTAATCAACGAGAGACTTATAGCGTCTACTCGTTGGCGTGAAGAGATGGGTTATGACCGTCTTTGGCGACGCATGATTGATCTTTACCGAGGTAAGCATTGGCCGCAAACTACTTCTAACGAAGATTTGATAGCGGTAAACATAGCGTTTTCTACTATCAACGTTATCGCTCCTTCGGTTTCAGTTAATCATCCTAAAATTGTTGTAACACCTAATAAGCCAGAGGACGAGGATCGTTCTGCTTTTGTTGAAGCAGTAGTTAATCATCTTTGGAAGCATCACGATTTCCGCAGCCCGTTTAAACGTGCTGTTAAAGATTTTCTTATTTTCGGTCACGGCTGGATTAAAGTTGGTTGGAAGTTTGTTGAGCAGGAACGTGCGTTAAGCGATTCTGAAAAAGATGTTTATTTAGACGAAGCAATAATGGAGGCTGATACCTTCGCTATGCAGAACCCTGATTTGGCTGGGGATTTACCAACCGATGATGATTTGATGGCTAATCTGCCTTCAACAGAGATGACTATTGTTGAAGATCAACCTTTTGTTGAACGTGTGTCACCTTTTGATATTCTTGTAGACCCTGAAGCGACGTGCATGGATGACGCTAAATGGATCGCTCAAAGAGTAATACGTCCTTTAGATGAAGCGCAGGCTGATAAACGATATAAACCTTCTGTTAGAAGAAAGTTGTCCGCTGACGCTACTGTTACAGATGCGTTACAAAATCCTGCCAGAGATGACCGTTACGTTTCTGACGCTGAACGTGTAATTGTTTGGGAATATTACGACATTATGGACAACACTATGTGTGTTATGGCTGATTCTGGCGACGAGTTTCTTGTGGACCCAACTCCTATGCCGTATGCGTATGGTCAACCGTTTGTGATGATACGCAACTATGATGTCCCTGATTTCTTTTACCCTATGGGTGATTTAGAAGCGATAGAGTCTTTACAAGAAGAACTAGACAAAACCCGTAGCCAATTAGTCAACGCTAGAAAACGATATGGGCGTAAATATTTATATCACGAACGTTCTTTCGGGCCTGAAGGTCGTGAGGCTTTAGAATCTGAACAAGATGGACGGTTTGTTCCTGTCGTTGACGAGAACAAACCACTGTCTGAAGTCATTATGCCTTTGCCGCAGATACCGTTATCGCCTGAAGTTTACAATACTTCTTCAATTATTGAAAACGACATCAACGTTGTATCAGGTGTCTCTGAGTATGCTCGCGGTCAAATGCCTGAGATACGGCGTACCGCTACTGAGGCTTCAATCATTGCTGATGCTGGTAACGCTAGAGCAGCAGATAAGTTAGCAATCGTAGAATTAAGCATCGGTATGATAGCCCGTCGCGTAATCCAAGTTATGCAACAATTTATGACTGGTGAGCAGATGGCTCATGTCGCCGCTAATGGTGGCGAAAACCTTTTCATTCCTTTCAACAGAGAAGACATTATTGGAGAATACGATTTCAGTGTTGAGGCTGGTTCTACTCAGCCCATGAACGACACTATCAGGAAACAGCAGGCTGTTTCTTTACTGAACGCTATGGCTCCTTTGATCGGGACTGTAATTGATCCTATGGCTTTAGCGAAACATGTTCTTCAGCAAGGATTTGGTATTAAAAATCCAGATAAGTTTATTATGCAGCAACAACCTATGGCTCCGGGACCGGAGCAAGGCGGTCCTGAAGGTGGACCGGATGCTGCTATGGGGATGCCTCCTGATATGGGGGCAATGATGCCGCCTACGGCTCCTGAAGCCGGTGCTTTTGCACCGACTGGCGGCGTTCCCCCTGAGTTGTTAGCACAAATGCAAGGCCAAATGGGTTTGGATTTGTTTAACTTATAATGGGACAGTTAGTCCCTCTTTAATAGAGCAACCTTATGGACTCTAAGTGAGGTAAAACAAAATGGAAGACGAGTTGATGGAACCCACGGAAGTGGACACTTCGGAAGCGTCAGAGGAAGTATTAGAGGAACCTGTTGAGGGAGCCTACACCATAAAGGTGGATGGCGAACAACATCAGGTCAGCCTTGAAGAACTTCAAGACGGCTACCAACGACAAGCAGATTACACACGTAAGACGCAAGAGTTGGCAGACGAACGTAGACGGTTACAGCAAGCGGAAGCGATAGTGTCTTCGTTGGAAAATAATCCAGCAGAGACTTTAAATGCTTTAGGAGAAGCCTTTGGTTTGGTAACACAACCACCGGCTCCGATGCGGAATACTGATGATGATTGGTATGACGATGAAGAGCCTCAACAAGTGGATGTTACTGCAATGCGCGTATCTGAATTAGAGTATCGCATAGCGCAGCAAGATCGTCTAGCACGTAGAAACAACATAGAAAAACAAGTAAATAGTCTTAAAGATCAATACGGAGATTTTGACTCTACGGAACTTTTTCAACATGCGTTGCGGCACAAAATAGGAAACCTTGAAGCAGCATTAACTCATATGCGGTTTGATTCAGTTTCTGATAAAGCGACAAAGTTGGAAAAAGACCAAGAGCGTACTGGGGCTAAACGGGATGCCGCAGTTGTTGAATCTGGTGGTTCAACAGCAGCGAACGCTGTTAAAACTCAGGCTAAAAATCCTCCGCAAACGATCAGAGAGGCTTTTGCTCAGGCTAAGAAAAACTTAACCTGATAATTTCACTGTAGGAGGTGGAGAAATAAAATGGCTGGTAACAGTAATTTTGATGAAATACTTTCCACTACCCTGAATAACTACGTGCCGAAATTAGTTGATAACGTCTTTTCGGCTCGGCCTCTGTTTTATGCCTTGACAAAAGGTGACAACATTCGGCGCATTTCAGGTGGTGCGAAAATTGTAACTCCTATTATGTATGGTTCAAACTCTACCGCTGCTTCATATTCAGGCGATGAATCACTGACGACTACCGCACAAACCGGAATTTCTGCCGCAGAATATGACTGGAAACAGTATTCAGCAACAGTAACTATTTCTGGTATAGAGGAAGCCAAAAATAATGGCGAGGCTCAAATAATTGACTTGCTTGAAGGAAAAATTTTCCAAGCACAGGAAACAATCATTGATAACATGAACACCATGTTTTGGGGTGATGGTTCTGGCAACTCAAGCAAGGACTGGGAAGGTGTGCAAAGTTTAGTTTCTGGTAGCACTGTGGGTGGTATTAACCCCGGTGGCTCTGGTAACTCTTTCTGGGCGCCAACTCAAACAAACCTTGGTGGAGCGTTGTCTCTCGCAGGAATGGGAACTATTTATAACACCATTTCTGTAGGTAACGATCAACCTACCATCATATTTGCAAGACAACAGGGCTATGAAGCCTACGAAGCATTGCTTTCAAGCCAGATTCGGTACACCGACACTGACTTGGCTGACGGTGGATTCCAAAATCTTATGTTCAAGGGTGCGCCCATAACATTTGATGATGCTTGTCCAGCAAATGAAATGTATTTCCTTAATACGAAATACATTCAACTTGTAGGCCACAGCGATGTTTGGTTCAAACCAACTCCGTTCGTGCGCCCAACTAACCAAGATGCTGTGTACTCACAAATTCTTAGTTACGGAAACATGACCATTAGCAACCGTGCGCGTCAAGGACGTTTACACGGAATTACTAACGGTTAATTCTATTGTTAGGTGGGGGCTGCTTGCAGCCCTCACCCGACATGAAAGAATAAAGTATGTCAAGAACTAACGCACTCGCTTATACACAAAACATGAGGCCTTACGGTCAGCCAGCAGAAAATTTTAAAGATGCCACTCCACGCCCTCAAGCGATTGGGCCGAACAGAAATGTTCGTCAAGTGGCAGATACCAGCGTGATAGCGCCTGTGTATGATTCAAATATTTGTTCTGCGTCTAAAAAGAATGGCGAACCTTGTAAGGGGCATAGGGTTGCGGATAGCGAGTTTTGTTCTTTTCATAGAGGATAGGGGTTTTAATGCAGTTATCTGAAATGCGTGATTACGCTAGAAACGTTGTTGATATTGATTCAACAGATATTTCTGATGCTACGTTAAATCATTTTATCACTGAAGGCTATAACCTTATTATTCATTCTGAGAAACGTTGGCCGTTTCTTGAAACTTCAACTACTTTCTCAGCGACTGCTGACACGAAAGACTACACGCTGACGACTGTTGGTACTTCTGTAACGAATGGTTTACGGGAAATTAACAGTATAAGAACTGACGATCATGTTCTTGAATTGATCGGTTCAGACGATGCAGACATAATGTATCCATTGGATACGAACACTACTGGTGAACCTTGGTATTGGTCTTATTGGGGGGATACGGTCAGACTGTATCCTACTCCTGATGCTACGTACACTGTCTATGTTCGGGGTTATCGCAACTCTTCTGCTTTTGGTAGCGGAACTCCTGATAATACTACTCCTGATTTGCCTGATCCTTTTGACAACGTGTTGAGTTTGTATGCTATTTACCGCTGTTATCAGCAGCAAGAAGATGGCGGCATGGCGCAACAGTATTATGTTCAGTTCCTTGGAGAGTTATCTAATCTTGCTGCTCGTTATAATGATACTCCGGCTCCTCAACCTATGATTTTAAATAGTCGTAGGGTGAGTAAGTGGATGAGCCAATATTTGCCTGCTCGTTTACGTTACTCTTGGGAGTAGCGTATGGCTTTAGAAGATCATATTCCGCCTGCTAGTAGCGGAGAACCATATCGTTATGAGGAATTGTCGGATTTTACTGGTGGGTTAAACCTTAGATCGGATCAAACGTCTTTGGGTCCGTCGGAGTCTCCTGCGATGTTGAATGTTGAGGTTGATCCACGGGGCGGTATTGCTCGCCGTGACGCTATTGATGCGTTGAACGCTTCTGTTTTGGGAGAAATTTTAAGAATTTCTTCTCACCATGAAACTGGTGGCACTAATCAGATTCTTGCCGCTGCTAAAGATAGTTCTAATACTGGTTTGTATTACGGTACTGGTGGTAATTTTACTCGTATAAATACTAGCGCTAGTGGTTCTGGTGTGGCTTTGGCTGGTCATGTTTTACCTAGTTTTGTCACGTTTAATGATGCGACATATATTTCTAATGGTGCTTTTTTTGAGACTGATAAGTCTGCTGTGAAGTGGACTGGGGCTAATAGCGCTTCTGTTTTAACTCCTGATATTGATGGTACCGCTGGACATTTTCCTTTGGCTCGTTCATCATGTACGTGGGGAGAACGTGTTTGG